GTAAATCTTGCCGTCATCAGCTGTGCATCCCAAAAGATACTCACCCCAATTCTCTAACGACCATGTGGTTGCTCTGAGGATGTTGCTAGTGTCCTCAACTGGAAGACCGTACAAGCCGCCCCCAAAGGTTTTTGCGCTGTACCCGGTAAACGCCGTGGCGTCCACCCTGCCAGATGTGAACCCAGCTGGAGTTATGTCGCTGACCGTATCTCCTGACCCCATAGCGTAGAGCTTATTGTGCGTTCCAAAAGCTATGCGCCTGTTGCTTGAATTGTCTTCCCAAGCAACCATTGATCGCGCAACGCCGTCAATGTCCACGCTTCCACGTTGACGCCAGCCACCAACTGGGCGCAACGCACCCTCATGCCACCTAACAAGGTCTGCGTCACGCCAGCGCCCCTGAGACTGAAACTCAGTGCCGTTTCTGTATTGACCTGCTGGGATGTTGAGCGGAATTAACGGCATGGCTTCGCCTTATGTTTTTACTACTAAACTTGTAGCAGATATTGCTGTCCCTGCAAAGACACTCGGATCGTCAGCGGTCTCTCCTATCGTCCCGTCTGTCTGAACGTAGTAGCTTTGCCCTGCGGTGAGGCCAGACTGGTTTGTGCTGAGTGAGCCGATGATGTCTACCGTGGCGCTACTGCCGTCTGCTACAGAGCCGCCTGTAGACATACCGATGTAGTTTTCTGAGGTGAGGTTTGGTACAGAACCCGGCGGCTGCACCACAATAGCTGTGCCGTAACTAGAGTTTCCAGCGTCTTGATATGCTATGACAACTTTATTAGAGTTATTATCAAAGGAAGATGTAATGTAATTAGTTGCATCTCCCTCAAATACCGTTGGACTCGTAAAACTTATACCTGTTCCGCTAACCGTGCCTGTTACAAAAGTGCCTTTATTGGAGTTGCTTTCATCTCTGTATGAGACAACAACTGTTCCAGTATTGCTATCAAAAGTATTAGAAATTGAGGTAGTGGTAGCAGACGCATAGGACACAGCAGTGCCGAAGCTGATACTGGTTCCAGACACAGAGCCAACAATAGCTTTTCCTGTAGAAGAAATTGTCCAAGCCACAACAATTTTATTATTGATGCTGTCAAATGCGGTTGAAGTCCATTCAACACTACCTGCTTCAAAAGTAGTTATTGATCCAAATGATATTGACGTACCAGACACGGTGCCAACGATAGACTGCCCATTTCGTGACCCAGTAGGGCCAACCTGAGCAGATATAACAACTTTGCTATTGCTACTGTCAAATGCAATTGACAGATATTGAACTGCGCTGGATGTCCATGTTACAGCGGAGCCGTAGCTAATGCTTGAGCCAGACACCGTGCCAACAACGGCTCTTCCTATACTTGAATTGCTATTGTCTTTATACGCGATAACAATTTTATTATTGCTACTATCAAAAACGGCACTATCCCAAGTGGCAACACCTGAATAAAAAATTACACTTGACCCAAAAGTGATGCTTGTTCCGCTGACTGTCCCGACAACTGACCTCCCATAATCATTTGCGCCCGTGTAAGCTATAACAACTTTATTAGCGTTAGTGTCAAATACAGGAGAAAAGTCTTGTCCAGCAGAGCTTTCAAATACAGTGGGAGTGCCAAAACTAATGCTCGTGCCTGATACCGTCCCGACAACGGCAGTGCTGTAATTGCTATTGCCACCATCTCTATAAGCTATAACTATTTTATTACTACTGCTATCAAAGGTAGAACCTATTCCGCCTACGCCAGTAGTAGCACTTTCAAACACAGCAGAAGACCCGATAGCCTGACTTACACTGGTAGAGCCAACAACACTCACAGTCCCATCAGCGTTCACTATAACAGGCTTACCATTCGGCAGTGTACCAGAAGCCTTGGCCCTATGCGTACCCTCTTGTAACTCTGGGATAGTTCTCATGGTCTAGCCTTTCACGATCATCTTGGTTGCCGATATGGCTGTGCCAGCAAAGACACTTGGGTCTCCAGCGGTTGTGGTTAGTGTGCCATCCGTCTGGACGTAGTATGCCTGACCCGCAGTCAAACCTGATTGCCTGTCGTTTATCGCACCTTGCACATCAATGGTGGCCCCAGCAGTGTCGGGATAGCCGTTGCTGGATAGGCCGATGTAGTTCTCGGCGGTGAGGTTTGTTGAGGTGGAGGCAGGTTGATAGACAACGCTGTTTCCGTAATACCTAAAGTCGCTCTGTATGCTGTCTGCATAACAGGTCACAACTTTATTGGAATTGCTGTCAAATGTAGTGGCGAAAAATGTCGCATAGCCAGCATAAAGAATGTAAGGGGTGTCAAAGGTTATGCTTGAGCCGCTAACAGTACCCGATATAGCAGTTGCGTAACTTGAGTTACCCACATCTTGATAAGATATAACGACTTTGTTTGCGCTTGAGTCAAATGTAATTGCGGGGAACGATGTAGCTGCTGCCTCAAAGACAACCTTACTGCCGAAGGAAATAGATGTTCCGCTCACAGTTCCGACAATGGCTGTTCCATGTCCACTGTTTCCATCATCTCGATACGAAATTATTATTTTCTCGTTTGAGCTGTCATAGGCCATAAAGGTGTCAGTTGTAAAGCCACTATTAAACTGAACCTCAAACCCAAAAGAAATAGACGATGCACTAACGGTCCCTACAATGGCCTTACCCCTGCTGCTATCACCGCTGTCTCTGTAAGCTATGACAGTTTTCCCAGATGCTGCATCGTAAGCCGTAGAAATAAAAATTGTAGTAGATGGATTGAATTGCACTGCCGCCGACCAAGTAATACTTGTCCCAGATATTGCACCCGTTCTCGCATAACCATTCTGGTTGCTTTCGCCCCTATAGGCAACCACAACTCTGTCCTGTGCGCTATCGTAGGTCATAGCGGTGTAGGAGTTGCCATCGGTGTTAAACTGAGACGCGGCCCCGAATGAAATGCTGTTGCCAGACACGGTGCCGACCTTTGCATACCCCCTGCTAGAGTTTGCTCCGTCTGCATATGCGACTACAACCTTGTTTGACGTGCTATCAAAAGTAGTTGCCACCCACGGTGAATACGCAGAGTTAAATACTACCTCAGTTCCAAAACTGATAGAATTATCAGAGGGGTCAACAGTGCCGACAATAGCCTTGCCGTAACTGCTGCCTCCTACATCCCTGTAGGCAATAACAATTTTATTTGAATTGGAGTCAAAGACGGAAGACAGATTATAGATTGCAGATGTCTCAAATATCACGGGCGTCCCTGACGCTTCTGAAAGACTTGTCTCCGCAACAACACTAACCGTCCCATCAGCATTAACAACAACAGGATCACCATTGGGCAACGCACCACTGGCAATGGCGTTCAGCTTCCGTGCTTGCGTGCTGGGTGTACCAATGGTGCGCATATTATTATTCCTCGTCGTCTAGTGTTGGGTCTACCCAATCAGGGTTCAACGTCCATGTAGTGCCGTCAAAGAAATACTTGTTGCCAGTCCAGTCGTCTGGAGCGTTGGTCACGTTGTCAGTCACGGTCACTGTGGTGCTGTTCAAGTCACCAATGATGAACTGAGCAGGATCACCCACTGTGATGTTGTCTGCCGTAGCAGTAATAGTAACGTCATCAGCAAGCAGGTACTTGCTCAAGCCGCTTGATGTTTCAACGATGGTCTTCATGGTTTTAACCTTTCACGATAAGTTTAGTAGCCGACACAGCAGTGCCAGCAAAGACAGATGGATCGGCAGGGGATGTACCCAGAGTGCCGTCAGTTTGAACATAGTAATCCTGTCCAGCAGTTAAGCCAGACTGTGCGTCATTGATAGAGCAACCCGTCTGGACAACAGCAGATGCCCCGTCAGCAGCAGCGCCGTTGGCAATGCCGATGTAGTTCTCTGAGGTTAGGTTGGTAGAGGGTAATTGAACAACTTGAGCTTTGCCCGTGGATGAAGTTTTATATGCAATAACCGTTTTATTATTACTGCTGTCGAAAGCAGAACCAAACTCTGTACTATTACTTTCGTTCAGAACAACTGGAGTAGTAAAACTAACTGTCGTTCCTGACGTTGCTCCAGCAGCAAAGGTAGGGTAGTAAGTATTGCTTGCGCCTTGGTCTCTATAAAAAATAATAACTTCGTTTGCTTGACTATCAAACACTGCTGTTTGGTTTGTTACTGCCGTAGTTGAATAAGATGCTTTAGCACCAAAAGTAATACTCGTACCACTCACAGTACCAACCCTTGCTCGACCTCCATTAGAGTCATTGGTGCTTTGAAAAAAAACAACAACTTTGTTGTTTGCTGAGTCAAAAGCCGCCGCGACATGCTCCCCTGCGTCACCTACCGCCGCAGCAGAGCCAAAACTAATACTCGTACCGCTTATAGTTCCCACAATAGCTGTAACTGCACTTGAGTTTCCTTGATCCATATAGGCTATTACTATTTTCTGGGCATTAGAGTCATAGACAACATTCATATAAAATGAAGCGCCAGACTCAAACAGAGTTGCCGATCCAAAACTTATTGAAGTTCCAGATACAGTTGCTACAACAGCAGTGCCACGGTTAGAGTTTCCATTGTCTTGATATGCTATTACACATTTTCCAGCATTAGCGTCAAAGCCTACCGATGTTTCGTTAGTCACTGCACTTTCAAATATAGCTGCGGAGCCAAAACTTATAGAGTTGTCGGAAGGGTCTACTGTTCCAACTATTGCAGTGCCGTAACCAGAATTACCTTCGTCCGAGTAGGCGATAACAACTTTGTTATTTGTTGAGTCAAAAGTAATAGCGATATGGTCAGCCCTAGCACTTTCAAAAGTTACTTTTGTTCCAAAGCTGATAGACGTGCCGCTTATAGCCCCAACTACAGCAGTTCCATAATTACTATTTGCACCATCCTTGTACGCTATAACAATTCTGTTGGAGTTAGAGTCGAATGTTGCCGAAGTGTAATCTGAATTTCCAGCATTATACTGTGTGACGGAGCCGACACTTTGCTCTGCCCCCGCAACAACACTAACAGTCCCGTCAGCATTAACCACAACCGTGTCGCCGTTAGCCAATGCACCACTGGCAACAGCCCGTACTTCACCATCTACAGGTGTGTTGCCTATGGTACGCATTAGCTGATCTCTTCGTAGCTTACGATGACTTCCAAGTCGTTGGCTGTGCCAGCAGTTGCTGTGATTGAGCGGTCTTCCTCAAGGTAAATCGCAGTATTCTTATCCAAAGCAACTAGCGATGAGTCAGCGCCAACTGAAACAGTGGCAACAAGCGAGTATGCTGTGCCGCCGCCAGATGCTGCGCTGTGCATGTCCACCGTAACGTCACAGGCGTTTGTGCCATCTACGTTAGCGATTTGGATCATGTTAATCTTGAACACCTTGCCGCTGGATGCAGCGTTGCTGACCAGCGTTGTGGCGGATGTTGTTGAAAGTGCAACCGTGGCAGTTTTGCCTGTAATTGTTGCAACATTTACTACGTTTGGTGCGGCCATTGATTTTCTCCTTTAACCGAAAACGATTGCCATAGCAATGGCCTTGCCTGTTGACGCTTTCACGTCCACATCGTCTTGAATGTTCTCAAGAACAGTATCAACACTGTCCCAGTTTGCGTTTAACTTCGTTCCCCAAGTGTCTTCGGACGCGCCGACTTCGGGCTTAACAAAGCTGTAGTTTGTTGTAGTTCCATCAGCCATTACGCGGCCCTTTCTAAATAATCTGCTTTAGACCACGAAGTGGTCGGGTCTGCCGCATCATTCCACTTGTATCGTGCGGACACAACTGTTGTTGACTTGCCAGAAGCTGTCGCCTCACCTCTAGCCGTAATTTGGCCATTGGCAATAGTTTGAGACGATGAAGTCATGTCTCCATGGCCGCGATAGGTTGCGGCGGCGGCGGTTACAACATTAACAACTGGAAAGCATTGCGAAGCCCCAACAGCCTCATACACGGCGTTGCTACTAAAGGCGGCAGACGAAACGGCGTCAGCAGAACCCTCTCTCACGCGCAAACTATCAGACGTAACCGTAAGCTGCGGAGAAATTGTCATTGACGCCGATGCGTTTTTGACGCCCACCGTTGCCATAGTCCCGGTTGCAGTTATCAAAACAGTAAAGCGGAATTCTTTTTCCGCTGTAGCGTCTGCTGAAGAAACAGCCGAAATTGTAGCTGCGGCGTCAACAATAACATCAGCAGCGGCGGAGCCAGTTGACGTTGCCGCGACACTTGCAGACCCGTCAAGAACTTTTAGGCCGCTGGCCGTTACACCTGCCGTTGATGATATTGCGGAAACACCCGCAGCTGTTTTAAAGGCTACGGAAGCAAAAGACGCACTTGCGGTTACTTGAGCGGCGGCATCTTTTACGGTGCCGTCAAACCCAAATAGCCGGGTGCCAAAATTACTTGAACCGTAACCCACCATGATTAGTCTAACGTAATGTCTAGGTCGCCAGTTGGGATGCGGAATACATCGCCAGTGTCGATTGCTTTAGACACGTTAAGAGCTGAGAAGGCGAGCAAGTTACCAGAAGAGCTGGCGTCAAAAACACCAACGTGCGTAACGGTCCCATAAGACGCTGTAGCAGTTGGGAACTCAACGGCACCAGTGTTCGAGGCAGTGTCACCTGATACGGAGAACGTCACGGACTGACGGGCGTAACCCCCAGTTGATACTTCAGTGCCACCTCCACTGTCACTTGGCGGCGCAGTGTACAACGCAATGTACCAAGCAGTTGGTCGGGTGGCGGTGCCTGTTGTGAACGCGAAATCCAGGATTTCGGTTTCTAAGTAATTTGAAAAGCTCATGCTATGCTCCGTTAGATATATCTGGCGCGATCATACACCAATATTAATTTAATAGCCAGACGTCCGCATTCGGAGGCCAGAGCCGGCGGATCTTGTTTCGTCGGACGATTTTTGCAGCGACTGTATCGCGTTTGAGTAGAGCGACGCCCAAACCTGCGTCCGAGCGTCATCGTTTAGATATGGGGCCGACTGCACCAGGGCGCCGTATAGGTAGGCGTCTGGGGCGTCCTGCAAAAGCCAGTTGTATGGGTTGGAGGCGCTCAGCGCTGGGGTTTTGCCAAAATACATTAACTGCATATCGTATTCGGTGTCTGGCGTTGGGAATACCTCAATTTCGTGGCCCACATTGGCGTAAAGGCGAGGCCGGCCAGGCTGGTTGTTGTTTTCCTGGCGCAGCTGGGCCAGGTCGTCGATTGACGTCGCCTCGATGCGGAACGTGTTGCCAGACGTAATTGTGAAGCGCATCGTCTGCACCCAGTCTTCCGGCACCTGCACATATCGGCTGTCGAGCGTGGCGTCGGCGCGCTGCACCATCTTGTAGTGGCGCAAGTCGCGGTCGATGCTGCTCTCGGCCAAAGCGATAAAGTCTGGTATGACCGCCGTCAGGTCGTCTCGGTTCAGCCAGCTGGCGATGGATGCCTTGAGCTCGTCATACGTTGTGATCGCCATTACAGTGTACCTTCTCGAGTGCGAAACGCCCGATTTTCCGACTGGTTCAGCCACTTGCGTAGGGCTTTCGGATCGTCAGCGATGCCTTGCTTCTTCAGCTCATAATACACGGAAAGCGGGATGGAGGCCACCTTGGCGTGTTCCCCGAATTTACCC